TTTGATCACCATTATCTTTGTCAAACCATAATAAAGGAAATCTACTTGTATGTCTTGAAGAAATAGTATATGTTAAAGGAGAGTGTGGTCCCGCTAAAATATATGTTCTATCTTTAATTTCCCATTTTGGTAACACTGTTTGCGGTTTTGTTTTCGCAACTGGTTGTTCATCTAATGTGTATGTTTCTTCAACACTTTGTTCAAATGTATTTTCTGGTTCAACGTATGTACTTGGTTGAATAGTTTTTGCTTTAGCAGCAGTTTTAGCTTGTGCCATGATAAAATATTATATAATTAATTATTGTTTATTAAAAGAGTAAAAATTACCCCCGTAGATTCAACGAGGGTAAAGTTTACAATTATTTATGCTTATGCTGAAGCAGTGAATAACACGAAGTTATTAGCACCTTGCACACATAAACATCTTTCAGATAAGAAGTGTACCTCCATTGCATCTAAGTCAGATGTGTAAGCACCTCCAACAGATCCAGTGATCCAAGATTTCATTCTACGGTCATCAGCTTGTGCAGCTCTATAACGAACGTGTAAGAATGGTCTACGGATGTTAGTTCCTAAAATTTGATCGTAAACTGTAGAAGTTCCAGCTGGAATTAATACACCTTCGATTGAACTACCAACACCTGTCATTGCTCCACGAGTGGAAGCATCGTTTAAGTATTTCCAGTCAGTTTTGTAGAAGTCATAAGACCCTCTTCTGAATCCAGAGAAACCTAAGTTTAATGCCATCTCAGATGAGTTTTCGAATAAACCGTAAGCAACCCCACCTGCTGAACCAGCAGATAAACCAGCTAACATATCATCAAAATCTAAAGATAATTGACGGTTTAAGAATAACATATTCTCTTCAATCGCTCCTTGAGTATCTAAGTTTTTCAAGATATTATCGAAAGAACCTAAACCACCAACTGGGCTAAAGTTATTTAAGATATTTCCTCTGTCTTCAACAGCAGCAAATAAACCTTGTGTACCTTTTTTACCAGCAGCTAATGCAGCAGATCCTGCAGCAGCTAATTCACCCTCTACAACTGTCATTTCTAAATAGTCTTCAAAACGTAATCTTGTTTCAGATTCAGCTTTTAAGTACCAGTAGTAACCATCAGCACCATCTTCAGTAGCAATTTCTACCCATCCGATTTGTGCAGTGTCAGATCCATTAACAGCATATTTGTTACGGATAATTACTGGAGAGTTATTAAATTGAGTGAATGAAGGTTGAATGCTAGTATAATCATCACCTGTTAAAGTAGATCCTTTTTTGTATTCAGAACCATAAACGAAGATTTTTAAATCGTCCATTCCATCTGTAAATCCAGCAGCAGCTAAAGTAGCAGCAGTATAAGGAGCAACAGTTAATGCACCATTTGCAGCGTTAGAAGAAGTATCATTCGCTCCAGAAACAGTAACGATAGCTTTAACTTCTAATCCTGTTGCAGGATTCATAATAACAATCGTTTGGTTTTTTGAAATAACGTTAGCTACATAATCAGTAGCAACAGAAGGATTCAAATTACTTGCAATCAATAAAGTATTACCTGCAGCACTTACAACGTCTACACCTGTGTATGCAACGTGTAATCTGTTTTGTTCAGACCAGATAACTTGGTCAGAAGACATTGGCATTTCAGCACCAACCATACGTAAGAAACCAGATAATGTTCTGTTTCCATAACGCTCTACCTCAGCTTCATAAACTTCTGGTAAATATTGTTGTGCAAATGATACGAAATCCGCGTTACTTGGATCCGTAAAGTTTAAATAGTTTGTGTCTAAAGCTTGTTGCTTTTGTGACGGCTTAATCGAACCGAAGTTCGGGGTAACATTTACTGTTGCCATAATGTGTTTGTTTTAGTTTAAAATTTACTCTTAATTCTTAATTTTGAAGAATCAACACCATTGATAGCTCTTACTTTAAATCCATTCACGTTAATTTCACCAGCAGACGTTTGTCTAGGTTCTGTTGAAATGTTGTTTGATTTAGCTAACATCTCTTTAATAGCGTCAGCTTTACCTTGTTCGTAAAAATGGTTTGCAATACTGTCAGTGTTTTCAGCAGCATACATTGCTTTATGATACCCAGTCATATCTGTTACTTCACCTTTTTCGTTTAAGAACTTCTTAAGTAGGTTAGTAATGTTTGATTGTTTATCTGCAACAGCGTCAGTATTTTGTAGATTAAACCTGAATGTTTTTCCACCTGCGTTGAAATCAAAACCTTTGAAATCTTGTGTAAAAAACTTTTTGGTATTATCTTTAAATGCTGAATGCATTTGCTCAACTGATTGTTGATCCTCTTTGTATCGATTGAAAAAATCAATTGCTTTTTGTTGATCTGGGTTTACATTAGACTTTAATTTAATTTCATCATAATATTTACTCTTAAGATCCTCCAGAAAGCTTTTGGCTTTGCCAACCTCTTCTTTGAAAGCGATACGTTTCTTTTTAATTTCTCGCTCGTCGTCTTCTTCTTCATCATACGAGAATGTTTCTTCCATGTGAAAGTCAATCTCGTCTAAATCTAAATGTGGTTTTGTTTTCTTGTAATATTCTTTTAATAGAACTTCTGGATTCAACTTAGAATAATCCGTATTTAAACGAGTATAATCTTCAATGTCTCCGCCTGTTTCTTCCATAAAAGTAATTAACTTTTCAATATTCTCTGGTAATGGTTTACCTGATACTTTTAAATCATTAATTGCTTTTTCTGCTTCTGCTTCAAGTTCTTTTGCTTCTTCAGTAGTTTCTGTAATATTAACTACAACTACTTCTTTCTCATCAACCGGTTCGGTAATGATTTTTTGTTCGGTGTTTCCTTCGACCACTTCTTGCAATCCCATTTCGGGTTGTCCTGGCTGTAACACGCCTTCATCTGTTGTTTGCTCTTGAACGGCATCGCCTATTGGTTTAGTTGTTAAATCTACTTTTGCAACAGACTGAGCTGATACATGTTTAATAGTAGGAACTTTAGCTCTTTTAATTTTAAAGTCACCCTCTTGTTTAATTTGTTCTGCCATGATAAAATATTATATAATTAGTTGTGTTGTTCTATTTAGGAGAGAACTGCTCCAAACCAAATCCACCAAGATTGTCAAACCCTGCTGATTCAAAATCTTTTGGTAATGTATTGTTTTGTCTTTGTTCAATCAATTCAGATTGTTGTGTGGCTTGTAATTTTGTTCTTTGATCTTTACGATCTTCCATTTTATTAAGTTTCTCTTGCGCTTGAGCAACTTGCATTTGAGCTAATTGCATTTGATAACTAAACTCTTCTGCCATTAATTGTTTCTTTATCAACGCTTCTTGTTGCATCTTTTGAATCTCAAAACTTAGTTTAGATTGCTCTAATTGTATTTTCTGTTCTGTAATTGCTTGTTGCTTTTGTACTTCAGCCATAGCTGTTTCCTGCGCTAACTGAGCGTTTGCTTGAGCTTGTGCTTGTATGTTTGCTTTTTGATTTTCTTGATCCCTTTCTTGTTTCTTTTTTCTTTTATATTTAAGAGACTGATTAGCTAACTTAATATTTTTAATTTGTCTTAAGTCAATAGCATCTTCAAGATCAATACCACCTGATTGTAAAGCAACTTGTATGTTTTGTTCTAATTGTGCTCTTTCTTCTTCATCTGGTTCTAATTCTAAGAAAATACCAAAGTCATGTAAGTTTAAGTTTTGTAATTCTTTTAATGTTTCTACCGATGATACCGATATACTTTGCATTAATGAACTTGCTGTTAATGGGAAGTTCAATGAATCAGCTACTCTTCTTGAAATGTTTTCACATATACGTAGAGTTAAATATAAACTCGATTGTAATATGTGCCTTGTTGCAGTGTTTGAATTTGCTGCTGCCATTTTTTGTAAACCAACCAAAGCATCTCTGTCTGGCGTACTAGCGTCTCTTGCTTCATTTAATCCGGTTACATCACGTATCATTTGTAAGTAATACTGATATGTTTGTATTAATGATTGTATCTTGCCACTACCTGATGAAGTTTGTAATTCCTGTATTGGAATTTTAGCTCTGTTCATATCTCCGTCTTGCGTCATTGATCTACCAACGATACTACCTGTTTGGAAATACATATTTAATGCCTCTGCCGGATTATAATTTGTACCATTACCTAAATCAACTTCGGCTAGACCATCAACATCGACAAATACTCCATCCGGAACTAATCTAGCTAATACTTGTTGTATTTTTAAATGTGTTAGCTGGATCATATCTGCAAACCCTGTTATACGACTTACTAATGATTCAATTCTTCCTTTATACATTCTTGGTGCACAAATAGTATAATTCATTTGTACTCTTGTTGTATCAGCAAATGGTCTCGTCATATTCTCTGCTAGTTTCCATTCTAACATTTTTTCGTGACCTAATATTTTTGCTCCTGAATATAAAACTTCAATACTTCTTGATACTTTGCTAAATGTATCGCTTTCTGGTGGATTAAAATCATCCGTTTTTTCTAATGCTTTTTCTAAACCAACATCTGTTTGTTTAATTTTAAATACTTGATTAGAAAATGTTTTGTATTCAAAATACAACACCTGTACATTAGAAGTGTCATAATCTTGTCCGTAATAGTTACGTGTATAATTTACATCACCTGGATATTTTTCAATCTCTTCTAAATCAGCTTTTGTTAAATGTGGAAATTGCATTTTAACCTCTTCTAACGTAACAGATCTAACTTCACCAACATAATATATGTCTTCAAAGTTTGGATCCTCTGTGTAAGAATAAACAAGGTTAGCAGGATCAACATAATCTATTGTTACTCCTTCTGCTTTGTTCCAATTTGTTTTTGATGCCGCAATACCCAAAACAACTAAATCGTAATTTAATCTTTTGTTTATTAACGGATATTTATTGTTATCTAATATTTGACTTATTACTTCTTCTTCAGCTATTTCAATTTCTTGTTTGTAACTTAATTGAAGTCTAATTTCTAATTCTTCTTTATCCTCTGGTAAATTAGCAGGATCCATAGTATTATATAGATTTGCTCCTAACGTTCCTTGTATTTCATTTAAAAGATCTTTGGCCATCATGTCTTCCAGTATTGCAGAAGCATAATTTGTTTTCTTTTTAATTGAATCTGGATCTTGTGCGTATGCTTTAATATCGTAGTTCTTGCTAGATATACCGTTAACAACGATGTCAACAAACTTAGGTATAACAGGAACAGGTTTCCAGTCAAGATTCAAATAAGATAAATCACCATTGATTGATAATTCATCTTTATACTTTTGAACTGATTGCTCACCTCTAGCATATAATCTTAATCTGTGGAAGTTCTGCCAGTTGGATCCCCATCTGTTTCCAGCACCACCAACTCTATCACCTCTAAACCATTCGTTTTCAATAGCTCTACCTACTTTAGCTCCGTACTCGTAGCTTTGTTTCTCTGAATCTGGTACTACCTGACTAGGAAAAGAACTATTATTATTAGTATAAACCATCTATTATATTATTTTTGAACTAAAACCTTCGTTATTATATTTTTTAAAACCTAATGACACAGTCTCTTTTGGAGCGTGAAATACAGGCGTGTAAGCGTTTTTGTTGCAAGCCATTATAGCTAAACCAGAACTAATAGTAGCATCATGCTTAGTTCTATTATTTATATTAAATCTAGACCAGTCATTCAAAGTCTTTTGAAAATACATATCCCCGTAGCCACCTTCTAATAAACCTACATATTTGTCAATGTACGATTCAATAGCCGCTGCATGAGCTTGTAACATATCTTGTGAAGCTGAAGGTATACCGCCAATTTCTTTTTCTGCTGGTGATAACTTATTCCATATCTTATCCGGTCTGTTCATTGAATAACCTCTATATCCCCTTCTTTTTAAATAGTAAAGCAATCTAGGTTTGTTATTCTCTGCTAGTATTGGCATACCATAAAATACTAAAGCCATTAATACATCTTCAAAAAATATCTCCGCTGTTTGTGGTCTAGCTATATATTCTAAAAAGAAATGACTAGGCGGAACATCTTCCATTGAAAACTTTGTCAATCCGTGTAAAGCTCCTTTAGAACCTCTACTTTCATCAACTGTTCCTGATATATCGTAACTGTCACAACCAAATGCACCGCAATGTTCGTTACCAGGGTATTTAACTCCATTCTTTATAATCACACGATTTTGGAGATTTAGCGGAGGAATCCAAGAAATTAAAAATCTACCATCTTTATTTGGTACAAACATCACTTTACTATCTTGTATACCGTTCTCCCATTGGAAGCTACCTTGTGTTATAACATTTGAATTTCTTAGATCATCATTATAATCTATTTGCTCATATATTTTTGTAAGGTTAAATAATGATTGCTTTGCTTCATCTCTGAATGCGTGTTGTTCTGTTCTTGGAAACTGTCTGTAGTATTCGTTTAATGCATCTTGATCTGATTTCAAACCATCAACTTCATTTTGCCAATGCTCAATAACTCCGTAATCAATCCACATATCATCTGCACCCTTAATAGGTTGCTCAGGTGTTAAGAAAACGGGCATACCAAATTTATCCATGAATCCTTCAAAGTTCCATTCCATTGGTATAAATAAAGAATATAATCCAGAGCTTGTTTGACCATTACGGTTACGTTTAGTTACATCTGAATTATAATATAATTTTTTAAAGTTGTCTCCACCTTTATCTAAAGCATTTGAAGTAGAACCCATCATACACTTACCAACGATCTTACTACCTAACCTTACACAGGTTTTTGTAATACGCCAGTTATTTAAAATGTTATCGGGTCTTTCCCATTTACCGCTTTCATCATGAACTAATAATCTTAACTTTTCACCATCATAGCTATTGTCTCCAGTATTCTTCCAGTCAATCGTGGTATCTAATCCTTCAAGCTCTTCTAATTGCTCTTGGGCATCTAATTTTCTTCTTGTTAATTTTGATGCAGGTATTCTATAAGCTAATTCAGTTTTCGGACGGTCCATACCATCTTGAATTGGTTTAAAGAAAAAAGGATAGTTTATTGATATAGGTACAACCTTGTCTGTAAACATTTTCTTTGCATCGGCTCCTGACTTAGATAGTATTCCATACCTTGTATCAGAACTTAATGTAGCTTGGTTAACTAACTCAGCAGAAGACATAAATGAAAATCCTGAACGTCTATTCTTTAAATAGCACATACCATAACATCTATTATCTGCTTTACAAGCTTCCCAAAATATAAAGAATACTCTATTGGATTCACGAAAATCCGGAGCACCGACGTCAATCTTGCTCCATTGTAAATACATATAATGTGTACCGGTTATATAAGTAGGTACACCATTGTTGTAAAAAGAAAAACCTTCTTCTCTGTATTTGAATTCTGCATCAATAAAGTCATACCAATTTTCTTTGAATTTATCTGGATATTTATTCCAGTCAAATACGCTTTTGATACGCTCAAGCTCTTTTGGATATTTAGCTTGTTCCCAATATTGTTCTTCTTTTTTATTAGATCTTTTGTAAGCGTTTTCAATATAAGGTAATGCAATCTTTAAATTTTGTATCTCTACAATTTCACCAATCTTACCTGTCTTGCTTATAACAATTACGTCATGATCTTTATTATATCCGTATTCCCACTTCTTACTTCTATTAAGCTTACTTATAATAGTTGGTTTGATATAATCAGTTAATGTGGTTATTAAATTTTGTTCGTACATTATTTAGATCTCCCTTCTGCAAACCCCTTAAAAACTTTGCTTGCTTTTTCGCTCGCATCTTGAGCATCTAATTTTTGTCTTTCTTCTTCAATACGATTAAGTATCTCGAACGCATCGAAGATGGCTAACTTTTTTGTTGCTGCGGCATTTTTTAATTTATCCGCGGCTAAGTCGTCTTCCCCGTTATCTAAGATAGCTTCTTCAGCAACCTTAATTAGCTCCAATACCGCTTTGTGTCCAGCTTGGATTATACTCTGCTTCGTCTCCTCTATATTCATATTTAATTACAATATCATTTGATTTCATACAGTATAATCGTTTACCTTCTATAATAAATTCAAATTCTCCGTATGGTTTATATCCTACTAAGTCACCTGGCACTATTTTTGCTTCATTTAAGGAGCTATTACCATATTTTAGTATTCCAATAAGTCTTTGCTCTTTTTCTAAGCTAAAACTGTTATTATTTTTTATTGGTTGTATAAAGCAACGGTCACCAAAAGCTTTCCAATTACCAACATCACCATATAAATATATCTGATCAAAATCTACAAAATACTTGTCTTCGTTAAAGTATGATCTACTGTTTCTTGGTTTACCCTTTATATCATAAAATCTTCTAAAAACATTATGATGTATTATTACTTTGTCACCAACTTTAATATCAGTTGTTCCAAATAAGGGTACAGCTAAAACTTCAGCCATATTATTAACAGCTTTAAAAGACTCAATCGATGTGTTAACAACTAAATCTTTATCACCAACTTTAACTGTATTGTCATACCTATTACCTACGGGTTTAACAATAAAGCTAAATGCGCTTCTCATTAGTATTCTAAATCATATTCCACTGAAATAGCCATGTGACTGTTAAATTTCTTCCACGGCATAACTTCATCACTTTTCTTTATATAAATATTGTATGAATTATCAACTTCCTCAAATAGTATATGGGAGATTTTATGTCCCCCGTATACTTCTTGATTTACTGAATAGTGCATAGCGCTTTCTTTATAATCTGGGCCTATACTTATTTTTCTTATAGAATTCATTTTTTTAAATATTTAATTGCATTTACAAATATTTCTATATTATCATTAAAATGAGCTAAGCCTAAATTACATTTCCTACATAATATTCCTCTTATTTTACCTGAAGAATGACAATGATCAATAACCTTATTTTTACCAGAGCATTTTTCTTTACATATTGCACAAGTATCTTCTATTAGTAAATCTAATATTTCTTCTTCTGTAATGTTATATCTAGACGCTCTATATCTTAAGTTTCTACATTCTCGACAATATCTACTATTATCTACAAGATGAGATTCTATAAAGCATAATTTGCATACTCCTGTTTTTCTAATGACATTAGCCATTACTTTCTTCCTTTTCGATTTCAGTATAACTACCGTCTTCTAGGTTAATATTAATAGCACCATATTCAGATTCCAATTCTGATTTAAAATCCTCAACTTCTTTGTTGACTTCAGCAACTTGATGTAATAACGAATGCTTTTGTGTTTCTAGAACACCAATGTTCGTTAACAATACGTTTAAGTCTTTTTGTTGAGCAACGATTTTTTCTAATTGATCTTTCTTAATAGTTTTTGTTTCCACTTTTTTCATTTTACTTGATTTAATTGTTAATAATTAGTAGCAACGTACTGGAGTCGAACCAGTTTAAGCGGGCTTATGAGACCCGTGAGATACCTTACCTCCCACCTGCTATCAGCTTACTACATAAGCTTAGTTATTTTAATTAGCAACTTTTTTTCTTCATTTGCTTCATTGGCATTTTATTCATTTGTTTCATTGGGGATTTTTTTGCCATTTGCTTAGCAGGAGTTCTAATATATTTATCCTCAAAACCTTTTTTACCTTCTACTTGAGTTTTTGTAACAGTAGTAGTGGCTCCGCTTTCTTTACGAGTTTTGTTAGCCGCTTTATTACCAATGGCTGCCTTTTGTCTTTTAGTAAATAAATCACCCGCCTTATTGCTAGCTTCTATACTATCTGTAGCAGCACCTATTTCAATACCACGATCTCTTTCTGATAGTTTTTTAATGCTTGCGCGCTTCTTAGCAGCTTCTTCTCCCGCTTTTACTAATCCTAAAGCTTTTTTTACCTTAGGGTCTTCTTGACGCATTGGTGAACCACTCATTAATGTAGGAGAAATTCCTGCTCCAGTTTTTGTACCGTTACCTCTTCCTGGTGTTTGTTTGTATGCCATTTTGTTTGTTTTGTTTTAGGTTAATTGTTATCTTGTTTTTGTGTATATTATTTTTGTAACTTTATTAGTGTAACAGTTTGTAGAAGTACATTCCATAGTGCCGTTTTCCAACATCACATAATAGTTTAATGCTTTATCTTCTTCTTTGATACTCGATTTAATAAATATAGATTCTAAATTAATTCTAAAATCTCTGTTTATAAAACTTTCTCCTGTTACATTGCTTATCTGTTGTACTTTTAATTCACCTGCTGGTGTTTCCCAAAAGAACAAATGAGAAGATGGTTTATCCGGCATCCACCAACCAATAAGTTGTAATGTGTTAATCTCTTCTTGCGCAAAAGTGTTTAAATTAAATAATCCAAACGCTAAAATTAAAATAAGTTTTTTCATAATGATATAAATTTAATTAGATTAGTATTAATATATATATCACGCATAATATTTACTTTTTATTGTTTTGCATAGGCTTCTGCTTCCCAAGGTAATTTCTTACTACCTTCTTTCATTGTAGCTCTGGGGTATTTTTTACCTTTCCAGAATACATGCGAATCGTTATAATCCAAATCACCTCTATTCATTTGATCTAAATGAACCTTCTCATGAGAAATTGTTTTATTCTTTTTTAATACAGCAGGCGAAACATTTTTATTTATAAGTATACTACCTTTATTTGTAGCCATTCCTAAAACATCCTCACCCATATCTTGTTGATAGATAGGAGTATTATCAATTTCGTATGGACTTCTTAGTTTGAACGCCATAAGTTTATATATTAATTGTTCTCTTCTTTTTTACCACCTATATGCATCCACTTATGTAATGTATATCCTATTGATACCAATAACAAAGTTATTTTTAAGAATGGTTCTATCGCTGTCATACTTAACATTAATGACACTGAGTTTAGAGTATAAATCTTCAAATCCGTAAATGTCATTTTTTATCTTCTTTTAGCACGTTGCGTAATAGGCTCAAGTGGTGCACCTCCACATCCACAATCTAATTTTAATTTCATACCATTTTTACCCCCACTATATCCTTGTCCTTTTGGATAAGCAGACATATCTAATGGTCCGTCCCATAAATGGTTTAATCCAGATACACCAGGTTTTTCCATTTTAACTAAGTGCGGGTCGATTGTTTTATTATTCATCATATCTTTGTTGTTTAGTAATTACATTTGAGGTTCTTGAGCTGGATCCATACTTGACATTGTTCTATCAAATGAATTTTCCATACCTGTTCCGAATACACCATTAATTGTTGATGCACTTTGCGGGCTAAATGGTACAGGTGCACCGCTATTCTTAATATTAGGATTCATTGGCCTTGGCGTAGATGCTAAAGCAGGATTAGCCATTTTAGGTTGTGATGTTAAATCTGTATTTGCATCCATCTTTGGATTTAAAGCTTGTGATGCGTTTGTATAATTGTCAACTGTCATTTTAGGTTGTACATCTTGTAAATAATTTTTCATCGTGTTTTATCTTTATTAACGTTCTTTATTGCTGATTGTAAAACCGTGTCTGTATATGTTTTACCTCTCATTATAGTATTTCTTCTTTCGCTTGTCGGTATATCTTCGTCTCCAATCATAATACGGTACATTCTACTTATTAGTTGTTTGCACTTGAAAGAGACTTTATATATATTGTATTTTTGAGTTGTATGGTTACGTTTTCTCCAAACCACTATCCACCCTTCTTTTAACAACCTGTCCCAGCGCATCTTATCCCAACTATATGTATAAGTACCTACCTCATAATCATGTCTAGTAAAGAAATCTAAACAATCAAAGTATATTAACAATTCTAAATCCGCATCAGCAAGACCGTTATTTCTACAAGCCCATCTCCTAATTATTCTGTAATGTTTTAATAAACCAGATTCACGTAGGTCACTAGCTTCTAACCGTTTCATAATACAACAACTATATCTTGTAGTTTTATAACCGTATATTTATTACCTTCAAATTCAATAGTATGACCAGCGTGTTTATCATAATATATTTCGTCACCTTCTTTAATGACTTTTATTTCATCACTGATCGATACAATTATTGCTTCTTTATATCTAATATCTTCACTATCTTTTTCTTTTAATATAAGACCGTTTTTTGTTTCTTTTGTAGCTTTTACCTTCTTAGGCAAAATAACTATATTATTACCTATTGCCTTCATTAATTCTAAGATTATTGATTACACAATCTGTTGATAAAATAGTTGTAGCAACTGAAGAAGCATTCTTTAATGCAGACTTTGTTACAAGTAATGGATCAATAATACCAGCTTTAATCATATTAACTGTTTCACCAGTTATAACATTTAAACCTAAACCTTCTTCTTGTGGTAATGGTATTTCAATTCCTGCATTTAATAATATTGTATGATAAGGAGCTTTGATTGCGTCTAGTAACACCCATTCCCCTTCTGTTAATCCACCAATATACATTGCGGCATTTAATAAAGCAATTCCACCACCAGGTACAATGCCTTCTTTAATAGCTGCTTTTGTTGCACAGATTGCATCTTCAACTCTATCTGCTTTTTCTTTTAATTCTATATCAGATCCAGCACCTACTTTTACAACAGCTACTTTGCCTGATAATCTTGCTAATCTTCTTTCCAATCTAATTACCTCAGCTGGATTCTTAGCAGTTTCTAATTGTTTTTTTACTGTATCAATAAGATCCAATACTTCTTGTGAATATTCTCCAACTTGAATAATTGTTTCCGCATCGGTTGTTACAGCTTTAATACATGATCCTAAATGTTCTGGAGTTATAAGATCCATATCATCTCCAAGATCTTCGTTAATAATTGTAGCTCCAGTTAATAATGCTAAATCATCTAATGTATCTTTTTTATTAACACCGTACGTTGGCGCGTTAATAACGTTTGCTTTTAAATTACCTTTAACTTTGTTCATTGCAATTACTGAAAGAACTTGTGGTTCCATATCCGCAATAATAAGTAATGGTTTTTTTATTTTCATACAGTGTTCTAAAACACCTTGTATTTGTCTAATATTTTCAACTGGTGATTCAATGATAAGAACCAAAGCATTATCTAACTCTGCTGCTTTTTTTGAAGCATTAGTTACAAAATGTGAATTAACTAATCCTTTATCATATTGAATACCATCAATAACTTCTATTTCTGTAGTATTAAGATCTGACATTTCCATCATTACAATACCATTGTCACCAGCGGCTCTAAAAGCATCTGCAATAACCTTACCTAATTCAGGATCATTATTAACAGATATAGTAGCTACGTTATCAATCATATCTCCTGATACTGGTATTGCAACACTCTCTAAATATTTAATTACTTTTTCTGTAGCATTCTCAATACCTTCTTTTAATTCTCTGCTACTAGTACCTTTTGGAACTTTATAAGCATGATTCAAAATAGAATGCGTCAATACTGTAGCGGTTGTTGTGCCGTCTCCAGCTTCTTTAACTGTTTTTCTTGCAGCTTCCTTAAGTAACGTTGCACCCATATTTTCTACTGGATCTAATAGTATAATACTATCTGCTACTGTTACACCATCTTTTGTAATTACTGGTCTACCAGCTCCATCTTCTAATATTACACATTTACCACTAGCACCAAGTGTTGAACTTACGGCTCTAGTTAATTTAGTAATACCTTCGAATATCTTATTCTTTGCATCTTCGCCAAAGTTAAGATTCTTTACGATTGCTTCTGTCATGATTTGATTTTATTTAATTTAAGTTGATAGTTGTATTATTACGTATATTTTACCATTTTAGGTTAAAACAGTTTACTTTTAAATTTTTGATACAACCAAATAATTAATAATAGTAATATAATCCAGAACGATAACCAAAACCAAAATGTTTTAGCTTCTTTTTTATCTACAACTTTTGTTTTCTCAATCTTACGTTCCTTAGTTATTGTTTTAGCTTGTTTTAAGCTTGTTTTAGACACTTTATTATCGTTAGAGTATAAAGTGTTATCTTTCTTCTTTTTGATTAAAATACGAGCATTAAAATACTTTTTACCTTCTACTACAAATTCTTTAGTTGAATCTATAGGTACTACTGATATTTCGTAATTCTCAACATCGTATTTAATTTCTGTTTTATTTGTAGTTTGAATAGAATCTTTTTGTGTAACAACTTCTACAATTGTTTTATCTTCTACTTTATCTACTTTATTTACTTTTCTGGCACCACACGCTATAAGTACTGTCGATGCTAATATCAATATTAGACTTTTCATATTATTCTTTTATTTCAAAATGCATCCAATCATAATTCTTTTCTCTACCTAAAGATATAAACCCGTGCTTGTAAAATATATCAATCATAGCTTTATATTCCGATCTTGCAAACCTTGCTGTTTTGCTTGTTTCTTTTAATTGATTTCTACCAGGATCTAAATCAATAGCTATTGCCCATGAGTGCATAGACCAATCGTTTCCACCTCTCATTTTTCTAAAGTTAAAACAACCACCAAATAAATCAATACCTAATTCTTTTATCTTAGCATAACCATATACTCTTAGTAACTCATTAAATACAGCTAAAAATCTACCTGATACCAACTTATGACATCTCATTTTATGCACAACAGATTCCGTGTCCCAGGCTAATCGCATCGGGTATGGTAATAGTATTGTAACAAGATAACCATCACCAGTTACATTCGGTTTACCATATTTAGATATTACTTCCTTGGTTGTCATTCTTTGCTTTCATTAAACGTTCTACTATATTTGTAACACCTTCTATTGTTATATATGAAGTTGCTATTATAACCCAATCTGTGGAAGTAATTGCCGCAGTAAATAAACCTACTGAAGCAATTACAAATACTGTTAATTTTCTACTAACCCATTTATTTAAAAATAGATCTACTTTTTCTTTATTACTCATTTATTTCTTTAACTATAACTTCACCGTCTACAAGAGCAACTATAGTTTCCTCTGTGTTAGCAAAAGGAGGCGGTAAAGTTACCATTACAGGATTGATTATTAGTTCAATTTGCTCAGCAATATTTAACTGCATAGCTGGAACATCCATTGTCTCTTCCATCCACCCAATAACTTGCTCCTCGTTTAATTCAGGGTAAGGTGTGAATGCGTCAGGAGTAGGTGTTCCTACGGCCTGTGCTCCATAAATTTCCGCTGATATTCCATCTTCGGTTGTACCGTTGTACCTCCAATGCACTGTTGTAACAACATCTTGCATTCCGTCCTCGTCTACTCTGCAATCAAATGCAGAAAAAATCCATTTGTAAGTGATCATAGTTTATTTATTTATTTATTTATTTAGTTTTTATTATTTATGCCCAAGCCAGTGTTTTCCAACCTGATCCATTAGTAAACACTTGTATTACTTCATCCTCTTCATTAAATATCATTAATCCTGCCAAAGGACTGCCTATATTATCCCTATCTGCGGTTGACATTGAAGGTGGAAGAAATCCTTTCGAATTTGATTTCAAATGAAGTATTGCACTTGCGTTTGGACTTGTCGTTCCAATCCCAACGTTGCCGCCACTTGGATTTAAAGATAATTGTCTTGGACTACCATTTGACAAAGTTGCTTGAATACTTGGCTCTCCTCCGTTTGTTCCTAAATAAAGTGACCTATTTCCATACCCATTATTTGCAATAATTGAATATCCATTAGCATCAACATCAAGTTTAGCACCAGGACTTGTTGTTCCGATACCGACATTACCATTAGAAGCAATACGCATTCTTTCGGCTCCGTTTGTAGCAAAATCTATTCTTGAAAAAGAATAAAGTTCTAAATTTGTTGGTGTACTATATAAATAACCCGTAACTAAATCATTTGCTTTTAAAGTAATTATACTATTAGAAGAACCGTTTATTTCAAATGTACCTCTACTTGAATTTCCATATACTGAACTTGTTGTACCTAAAAGTAAATATCCTTCTGAAGTAAGACGCATTCTTTCTGAAGTTCCCGCAGTAAATTTAATTGGTTGACCATCAGAAACAATATTTAATGGATTACCTGTACTATATAACATAGTCTCATTAGGACCTACGCTACGATATGAATAAGTATCACCTACAATATTAGTTTGAATAATTCTTGTTCCGTCAGTAACGCGCATTCCGTCGTCTTGAGTTCCTATTGGTGCAACATTTATTTGTAATTTTGTACTTGGACTACCAGTTCCAATACCTACATTGTCATTTGTACCATTTATAAAAAAAGGTGTCGTTCCGTTTGTAATGTTATTAATTGAAAAACCAGCAGTTGCAACAATTGTATTGTTTTGAATTTGCCAAGTTGGTACGCCTGCACGTTCTATCCTAATAAAAGGCGTTGTAGAATTTAAAGTCAACATTGCACTTGGACTTGTCGTTCCAATACCTACGTTTCCATTAGATTTAAGAACAATTCCAGTAGTAGCACTATTTACAGAAAAATATGTATCCCCATTATTGGCTTGATATAATTCAAAACCATCGCCAGAATTATATGTACTTTTTAATTTTAATGCACCCGCTTTTGTTGCCGAATTATCCCCAATACTTAATGTAACTAAATTAGTGTAAGAAGTTGGAATTGTCGTTCCAATACCTACGTTACCACTTGAATCAATTCGCATTCTTTCAGCATTGTTTGTACCTAGTACTAATGGTTGAGTTGATCTAGTGCCCACTCCTAAAGGAACTGCTCCTGATGTATTTACTGTAGATATAGTACCCGTTGCAAATCCTAAGAAAGATACACTTAATCCCCCTAATCCTAAATTATTACCACTACCGCTTATTAAAATGTTTTTTAAACCCGTTCCATTCCCAACTTGAAAGGCAGCACTTGGTATATTTGTTCCTATACCTACATTTGCGCCATTATCAAATATTTGGCTATTACCTATTGTATCAGCATCTAGCCACTTTGTCACATAGTTTGTTGTACCTGATCCGTCTACAGCACCACCACCAATTGGAATCTCTATAACATTACCTGAACTGTCTACTGCTAATTTTTGAGTAGCTGTTCCTGTGAATGAACCTGATCCGTAGTTGTTAAATTTAATTGCACCATTTGAAGCAATACGCATACGTTCATTTAGTGTATCTGAAATTGCTACTGAAAATATCATATCAGTATTAGACCTAAAAAAAGTATTTACTAAACTTATTTTACCTGCAACGTAACTTGGATTACCACTATTATTTAACCTAAAATCTATTGCAACACCATTTCCGTTTGCGGGGTTTGTAGATATAAAATTTTCTAATGCTAAAGAAGAAATAATACCACTTGCATTAGTTGCGGTTGTTTGTAATAATGCGTTTGGACTTGTAGTTCCTATTCCTACATTACCGACTGAGGTAATACGCATTCTTTCGTTAGCACCTCCAGTGCTTAAAATTAATTCGTTTGAAGATATCCTAAAATTTTTCCAAGCACCAAAACCAGTCGTTGTTGAATAAATGTCATTTTGAGTAGTGGCAAATCCTAAAGTTAGTCGGCCGTTAGCATTGTCATCAAAGATTCCCTCTCCTGCGACTTGTAATTTTGCGCCTGGGCTTGTCGTTCCAATACCAACGTTTGTGCCATTGTCAAATATTTGACTATTGCCTAATGTTGTTGCTCCTGTAAATTTTGAAACGTAATTAACTGTTCCACTTGCATTGGCCTTTGAATTAAATGTAGTCCAATCTGCTGAACTTAACGCTCCTCTATTAACAGCTGATGCTGTAGGCAAATTGAATGTATGTGTATCTGTAGCAGATGATATATTAAAATCTGTGCCAGCTGTACCCGTACTAAAATATTGTACTTGTTCGGTCAATCCATTTAAAGCGGTTAAACCTGTAGAGAATGTTGTAATAACTTCACTAAGGTGTCCATTTTGGGTATGCATTGTAATAGTTCTACCCGAGTGAGTTACATATACTCTAACAGCTAATCTATCAGTAGCCAGTAATGTAGTTGTAGGAACCGCTAATGGTGTAAAATAAGCATCAATAGCTGTGCCATTAGTAATACCTTCAGGTGCTGCTGAACTACTAGCTATTAAAGTAAAGACACCACCCGAAGAATATTTATATAATTCAACGTAGAAAGATGGAGAACCGCCACTAGAGCTTGCACTAAAGTAAATTTCAAAGTTCCAATTTCCCGCTGGTATATTAAGTTGATTTGGTGAGGCTACATCCGTTAAGAATGAAGCTATATATCCATTTGCATTGATAGTAAAATCAGCAGCTGTGCCTGTGTTAGCAACTGGACTCATTTGATAATAGCCGCCAACACTTGATGCTGTTCCTCCATTAAAATAGAATACTTGACTAGATCCACCTCCTCCTGGTGATTGAGGAGGAGTGATCCATTCTGTTTTAGTTCCTGTAGAAGATAGTACTTGACCAGCTGTTCCTGTAAACCCGAATGAGTCTATAAGTCCAGCTTGTGTTTCTATATCACTTTTAAATTTTTGGCTCATATTAAATTTGTATTAAATTACCCAACCTTTGTTACTAATACTCTAATAGGATTGGTTGGTGCTGTAGCAAATGTTACCGTTACTGTATTTACAGTTGGTCTAGATACGTCAGAGAATATAGTTTCGAATGTTACTGTATCGTATAATTGTACATTAACATCTTTTGTATTTAAGTTGTGCGTTATTGTTGATGTAACCGTTACTGTAGTAGCATAAGAAGTTGCTGCTGGTGTAGCTAAACTAACTGCTCCTGCTGTTACAACGAAATCAGAAGAACTGAATGATGCAATACCTGGTTCAGTATAAGTTGCAAGATCAATGTTATTTTGTAATGTAGTCCAATCCGCTAAAGTAGTTGGGGCATTAACATTTGCAATAAGTAAATCACCTACCCTAACTTGCTCAGTAAAGAATGTACCATCTGCTGTAACTGCATACGTCCAACCTGTTTTAATTGCTGATGAAGGAGATACATCCAAGTCTGGGGTATTTGTTGCCGCGTTATATCCTCCTTGATAAACTAAAGCTGCTGTAGTAGAAGCATCAACATAATTTTTAACTAATGTCAATGCATCCATAGGGATTGCCCCAAATGTAGTCTTCTTAACATTACCATCGGCATCGTCATTAAATAATAATGAATCACCTGAACTTGCTGTAGCTGTAGATCCAACAACAATAAAGTTAGATGCGCCTACATAATTTAAGGATATAGTACCAGTTGTTGTAATTGTACCACCGGTTAATCCAGCTCCTGTAGCAACCGAAGTTACTGCTGTAGTTAAATACCCTTGACCAGTAACAAAATCATAAATTTGATCACCCGTAGCTAATGATGTAGAACCATTAGAAACCGCTGCTGTAACAATAGCTAACGAAGGAATTGGCCCAGTACCGTTGGTAATGGTTAATTGATTTGATGTTGTAGTTTGAATTTCTGTAATATCACCATCTTGCCCTACATCTACCCAGTTTGTACCATCATAAAGCTTTAGCTTTTTATTTACAGAATTGTAATATATCTGCCCTTCAACCGCTGTATAAAGCGTTGGGTTAGAAGTTGACGGTTGCACAACCGCGTATTGTAATTGATTAGTAGTAAGATTTATACTACTTAAATATTGTATTGCCATAATTATTAATTTATATATGCTTTACCTGAGAAAGCACCGTTAAAAGTTATTGTTAGATCGTTAACTGTATTATATACAACAGAACCGAATACTTGGTTTTGATCATCATCTACTACAGATACAGATGGGAATTTATCTAAGTTGTGTACTACATTCCATACTGCCGATGCCACTAATTGTGTATATACAAAGTTCTTGTCTCCTCCATTTGGGTCTATGTTCGGATTAACAAATCCAGGATAAACAGCAAAAGCATAAAACTTATCCTGCAATATACTCCCGTGAGCATTTACTGCTTCTATTTCGATGTCAAAGAAATTAGTATTTCCAACAACGGGTGTTATGCTAATAAACTTATATATACCGAAATTATTTAGATCATCACACTGAGCAATCATAATAGCTTCACCTACCAATGTGTTTATATAGTCTATAATAACATTACCCGACGTAGCAAATTTACTTATGCGCAATACTGTAATATTATTAAAAGGTGTACCAGTCCCACTACCATTAATAAAACTAATGGAACCCTGCTTTCTGCCCGGTGCAATTTGATTTTGGAAAAAGAAATTGTTTTGACCAGCAATAGCAATAGCGCTTATCTCGTTATAAAACTCAGCAATAGTACCTATTTCAAAATTCTTAGTTACATTTTTCTTTTTACCGTTTACAACCTTAGTTGATGAACCTATAACAAGATCTGTAGCTAGTATGTCTGTATTCCGTTGGTAGCTATAGATTATTGCCATGTTATACTAATTTTATTTGTTCTACTATTACGCTAAACGTAGGTATTGGTTCAAATGGGTTTGTATCGCTAGAGGCAAATAGCCCACCTTCATCCATCCCGTTTTTACCTAATCTAAAGTCAAACGTATCGCCCACTTCAAAAGCTTTTGTTATATTATAATGTTGTACATTTGGTGTATAACGGTATTGTGCTAATCCACTGTAAGTTGGTGTAAATTGAGTACCATTGTGAAATCCGGCTAACAATAATATAATAGGAGCAATTAAATCACTACCTGTACCAAAACTAGCAGTAGCATTTATAGTATATAAGCCTGCATCATTAAAAGTTATTGTTCCATCATTCGCTAAAGATACCGGATTATTTATATTCACCTGTGCTGGTCCGATTGGCAAAATCAATTCTTCTCCGTCGTTTACCACTATATTTTCACTAGCATCGGTCGCTACTAATACTTCTGTAAACTGTATTGGTGTGTTGGCTACAAATAAAACTCGTATTGCATCCATTGCAAAGTTCTTAGTTAAATGTGCTGAGCCTTCTTCTTTTATTTCTGTACCCAATAACAAATCACCCATTTCTGGTGTTGCCATTGGATATGCGATTATTCCTGCCATATTTATATATTTAGTTTATTAACAATTCCACTTGTCTAATGCAAGTTTTTTTCTAGTTGGTTCACCATTCGGTTTTTTCATTGGTCCTGGCATACCAGACATTCTAGCACAGAAAGATTTTCTACGCTTTGCGTCTTTACTACCAGGTTTTAACTCAGATGGTTTTTTAGTTACAGCTGTCTGCAATTTACTACCCGGGTTTTCTCTTCTATAACTTGCAACTCCTTTAGCGTTCAATCCCCCTTTAGGATCTTTACCTTCCTTACGTGTCCAAGCAGCTGTCTTTTTTAACGGACTTTCTTTTGTAATCTTCTCACCTTCTTTTAACATGCTTTTTGTAGGTTTTTTACCCGAACCAATATTAGCTCTAACATTATCCCATAATCCTCTTTGAGAAACACTACCGTCTTTTCTCTTTATCATTTCTTTCTTAGGTGGCGTTTGCCCAGATTTATTACTCATAACCCCCGACTTCTTAGCCGTAGGCTCAACTTTCTTTTTTGTTGGCATGCTATCTTGTTTTATATTTTTTACCACTTTCCGATTTAGTACCTAAACCATCATTACCTCTATTCTGTGCAGGCGATTCCCATCTCTGATTCTTGTGATCCCAATCTTTTCCATTAGCACCCTTCGGATCTGCTCTTCTCTTTCTCTGTGCATCCGCTTTCTTTGCTCTTCGATCCGGGGTTTTTGCATAAGCCAAATCTCTAGCTGCTTTTTTCTTTGCCGCCTCGGCGCTTAATTTCTGTGCCATATAAATAGATTTTAGTATACCTGTATCATTACGTATAAATAGTAAAACATACATTGTAATATAATGCGACAATAGCCTACTACTATATAATATACCAGCTAATGTCACACTGTGTGCGGAATAAAAAATGTTATCAGATGTATATAAGTAAGGTAATTAAATATGCTATCAGATATATATAAGTAAGGGGTTATATACCTATTTCAATACTTAACTTTGAAAAGGAAAATGAATCTGATTTGACCCACCCCCCGGTCTTTTATAAGTTTTGTTGAAAAAGTTTTACCTTTTGCTTTGAACTTCTGGGAATGATTGAGATATTACTATAGATATACGTGCTGTGCTGTGTGATGTACTGATGTGGTCAGTGTATGTACGTTGTATGATGATGATATGATATGATGATGATGAGATGCAATGCAATAGCAATAGCGAGCGAGCGCAGCGAGCAACGCGTATAGCATACAGACTGGACACGAGTGATCATTGATAATATAAGTGTAAGTAAAATATTAAATGTGAGAGTATGGCTTACAAAACGAATACGACGTCGTCGTGATAATATAAGTGTAACCAATAACAAATAACATTATGATACTAAAGATTAATAAGAATTTCCGAGTACAATTACATAGTGAGTTATCTAACTCCAATAAATTACAACATCCATATAGAATTATAGGGTCTAACCTCTTGATCGATTCGGAGGACATAGAATATGTTGAGAAGGTATTTAAAAGACTTTGTTTAAGATTCACAATAATAACCTAATACAGAACGAATACGACGTTTAAATGATAATACAAGTGTAACTAATTAAATAAAATATATATGACAACTAAAGTAAAAAAAGTAAAAGTAGAAGAAGTAGTTTTAACAACTAAAAGTAATAAAGAATTATTACAAGAAGCGATAGCGAAGTTAACACCTGAAGAGTTAGCTCTAATCTATCCACCAATCGAACGAGCAAACTTTGTAGTAAGAAAGTCTTGGTATGGTCGCAATCAAACGATAACATTTGTCAACAACAAAAATCAACGAGTTACTTACAAGCATGATGAAGTACTTGATGTTATGTTACCAAAATTAGCGATAATGCCTTGTTGGATTAAACGTGAATACTGGTCACAATCAACTGATATGCCAAGTAATGTTAGACATCTAGCGACTGTAGAACAATTAGTATCGGCTGAATAAGCCGGTGCTATACACAGAACGAATACGACGAACAATTGATAATAAAAATATATGAGAACAAACAACAAACACAAGTACATTGCTCGCATTGCGAGAACGAGTACAACATTGGATCAATTTATTACTAACAAATTAAAACCTAAAAAAGATGAAAGAAGAAAATAAAGTAATTGGAATACTTGTATTATGCGGCGCATTATTAAGCATTGTAGCACTAACTATAACAAATGACTTAGAAGAGCCTAAAACAAGCCCAGAAGAGTCTGGAGCAGTGTTTATTTGGAATGACGACCTAGAAGGAATACCTGCACACGGTCACATTGAGATTGATACGATAGTAAATGATACAATATACCTGTCACCAGACGAATAACACCCGATTAGGGTGTATAGCACACAGAGGTAACACGGTTCTTTTTGATAATACCATTGGCCTGGCTTTGAAATAGAGTCGGAAGAGTAGACTCCGCCCTACACGGTATTTAAAAAGTGTGACGTTAGCCTCTTATTATATTACTTAAGACCCTAATGTCGCACTTTTGGGAAATTGGGTCGCCAAGGTACTTTTTAACCACATACTTTACCTAATGTGTATAGCATACAGAACGAACACGAGACCAAGTTGATAATATATGTGTAACAAACAAACATAAACAACTAAATAAAAGTCAAAACGAGTGAAATACTAGTAAAATAAGTACTTGAGGAGCCTTGAGAGGAGTGATAATAACCTTAACTATATTTTTTCTTATAAATGAAGTATGACCTTTACAAGATGAACACGAGAGTTGTTTGATAATAATAATGTAACTAAAAAATAATAATATGAGAGTAGTAGAGAGTAGAATACAATATTGGAGTGATGATTATGACCGTAGAGTTTTAATTATTAAAGTGGCTAATACAATTGTGGGTATTGATTTCATGCAAGGTGATGAACCGTATGACTTTAAGGGTAGGAATGGTGACCCAACTATATTAGAGGTTTACAATGCGGCTAACCCCTATTTATCTGGAGATACCGAAAACGAATGTGTGAATCAAGCGATTAATATATGGTTTGATTTGAGTGAAGGAGGTATTGAGTTTAGATAATCTATAATAACGAATATGTTGTCCGCTAAAAATGGTCAAATACAAAGCAAATACGATGGTAAAATGATAATAATAATGTAACTAAATACAAATAATATGGGAGTATATCCAATAACAAAAGAATATAGTGTGGAAGTAGTTGAAACACTTATTAGAATAGTAACCGTTGAAGCAACGAATGAAGAACAAGCGATTGAGCAAGTTATGAACGATTATAACAATGCGGAATTAGTATTAGATAGCAATGACTTTTTTGATGTAGAATTTGAAATTGTAAATAAAGATTAATATGAAATTAAATTTAGCAAGACGAGAAGCGGTGATAATACAAGAAGCTTTAGATTGGTTGTATAAAGAATGTGAGGAAGTAATAACATACGATAAAAACCCAGAAACATTTGGAAAAGCATACTATAAAATGCGAATCATTGAAGACTTACAAGGTGAAATAATAAGTGAATTAAAAAATAAATAATATGGAAGAATATAGCGATTGTTGTGGGGCATCAAGACATCACATATTTGATGAATTATGCGGTGATTGTTTAGAACACTGTTCATTTGACGAAGAATAATATTAACTAATAAAAATATAACGATGATAAAATTAAACGAAGAAAAAGTAAAAACATTATTAGCAAAAGATTTAAAAGACGGTCAATTAGCCGTGATTGTTGAAGACTACTCAAATTACAAAGGCAGAATTGTACAAAAATACGGTGATGATTTAGTGGCTATTGGTTTACCAACAGGTAACGGGTGGTCTTGCAGAGCCGATGAAGTAACTTTAGAAGTAAGAGTATTGCAAGATGGTGAAACATTAACAGTATTAAATAATGAATGTTATGTATAATAAGATAACAACGGAATCGATCAATGCATTCCTAAACGGTAAAGACTACCACAAAGATAATATGTCCGTAACAAAGTTAGATGATGGCGTAACTTATATGCGCTTATGGGGTAACCCTATCGCTAAAATGAAATCAGACGGTACAATATATATCTCTACTTGTGGTTGGCACACTAGAACGACGTTAATGCGCTTAAACGGTTTGCTATACGCACTTGGTTCCACGTCACGATTACGAATGAAAAAGTTTAAACCGTATTTAAACCACCCAAGTATGGGTTTATTACCTTGGACTGATGACATTATGGTGAGATACAAACAAGACACGAAACTAATTTGATAATATAAATGTAACTAAAACAAACAACATGAAAACAAACAAAAGATTTTTACGAAGATTATTTATTAAAATTAAATTTGAATTCTTAGAAGGTGCTCGCAATGCATCGTATGTAATTAATAACTTATAAAATATATAACTATGACTAGAATAAACGAATTAAACAAAACAGACTTTAGAGAATTTGTATCAGATATGATTGATACCGATGGCTTAGAATGGGCTCTAAATAGAGTATATGAAAATGCAACACTTTCTGAATCTATTGCATTCCACCGCACAAAACGTGGCCACGAATATTGGTCTAACATTTACCATAATGGTTATAAAGTTGAGATGACATTAAAAGAAATTGAAGAAAAATTAAATTTAACTCCCAATTCATTAAAGGTAATTCCATACTAATACAAAACAAACACGAATAACAATTGATAATATAAATGTAACTAATAAATAATATACTATGAATACAATTAAATTTTTATCTGGTAACAGATTATTACTAAACAAAGTACCATACAAAGGTTATACTGTTGGAAACTTACCACCATCATTTGCATTTATATACGATGCCGATAACGAAACTGAAGGCGTCACATCATTTTTTAATCACAAAGGTTTAACTTATATAAAAGAATAGTCTATGACAATGCAAGAACTTATCGAATATCGATCAAACAAACGTAAACAAAAATGTTTGCAGCACCATAAAACAATGGTTGCTATACACGGTTATTGTAAGCCGTTCAATCAAAGTGAGTACAACAAAGTAGCTACTAAACAAAAAGCTAGCTTCACTAAAGGTAAAGGCTTCGCATTCAAGGGATTATGGAATCATAATAATATTAATTTTAAAACAGTATAATATGAATGTAGTAAAAAGTTATGATGCAATTGTAGGTAAATCATATTATATTGACCCAACATTAGAAACATACGGCAAAGTATTAAAATTTGAAAACGGCGGTATTTTTTTTGAATTAGAATCAGAAAACAACGGTTATTATATAACTGAGCAGGATAACACAATAGGATTTCACGTAAGTAAACACATTGAATTTATAGAAAAAAACGATTAACTATGAGTAACAGAGACAAAGCAATGCTTGAGTGTGACAAATTCCACTTATGGCTACGAGATAAAGTACAAAGTGTACATTATGCTAACAACGAAAAAATGGCAGAAGCATACGCTAGAGTTTATAAAAATATAATGTTACATACAAACTAAACACGGACAATAATTGATAATAATAATATATGACAGCACTACAAGACAAACTAAGAGACAAAGCATTTTCTAAAATAAGTAATATCACAGTAAAAATAAGAGATATAGAAAATGATAAAAAATATCATCTATCTATATTAGAAGATGAGCAACTAGACCTTATGATTAGAGGAGCAAAGAGAGATTTAGAGTTATGGAATTACATAGCTGAATTAGTAGAAAAAGATATTTAATAACAAACTAAAAATAAAATTATGAAATCAATAGAAAACACATTTGAATTAAAAAGAAACGCAGTTATTGCATCACCATCAAGCATCTTTAGCAAAGTAGATGTTATAACTATGTTAGAAGAACTACAAGCAGTTGTATTAAACTTATTAGAAGAAGCAAAAGAAGAAGCAAAAGATATTGACTTAAGAGAAAATGTATTACAACAATTCAGAGTTGAATTAGATGATAATCGCTACGGTAGTTACATTGATCTTGATTCAGCGGAATTTAATATTAATTATGATAATAGAATTGAATTACAAAACATTGAAATAGAAGCAGATGAAATAACAAGTGCATTAGAACGAGCATTTGACAGAGCACAAAACGGTAACTAATAAATATATATACTATGAACTTAAGAAACTTATTAAAAGAAATTAATGATAACGGTGGTGTATCATACAATATTACAACAGGTGATTATAATCCTACTGATGGTTACATGGTATCATTACCAGGTTATGAAACAACATTATTTCCAGATGATCTTAGCGAACAAGTAATAAAAGATTATATTCTTAAGAACATAGAATTTTTAGCAAATGGTAGTGATTATTATCTTGGTGCATGGATTGAAAACAATAGAATATACTTAGATATATCTGTAAAAATTAACGATCTATATGAAGCATGCTATTCAGGTATTGTTAATGAACAATTAGCAATCTATGATAATGCAAATGCGGTTGCTATACACCTGCCAACACCTCAAAAGTCTGGCACATTTACACAACAAGCAACATATAATAAAGAAGCAGCAAAAGCTATTGCAATAAATTATAATTATGTAGTAAATAGATAATAATATACACGGTGCATTATGAACGGTTCGAGTCCGTTAAAATAATTGGAGCATATATAAGTCTCGGTGTTATCGTGGGAAACAGCACGTAACGCTGAATGTGGGATTGGGGTAACCCCGGTCGCGACTCAGGTAGCAGTGAGTTCGTTAAATAAGAACTGTTAAAACGTTAGTTACTGGGGTTGCGTGAAAATTAACCAAGTTTAGCGACTGGTTGCAACTGAAGCGTGCATATAAAGAAAATAACCGGTTTGCACACTAACAAAAGAACTAAGTACTGGGCTATGATGGCATGTTACGACCGACGGGTTTTGGGGTTCGATTCCCCTTTTAGTTCCAAATAGGTTAAACATTGAATACCTTTGTAAGTTAGAGAAGTCATTAAATAGGAAAGATACCGTTGACTTAGTTGGTATATGCTAATTTACATAAAGATACTATCAGTAATGGTAGATGTGTTGTTCCCTTGAGAAAGGAATGAGTTAACAAATAGGATTAAAGAGGTAGATCTTTCCTACAACACAAATGAGTTCTCAGCAAGTAGTTAATCAGATGTGAGTTCAATAATCCTCCCAGTTACACATCGAAAGGAGGTAATTAACTATGTGACCCTACTAGAAGTTTTATACTAAAAATCACTTGTGATGGTTTAGATAAAGAATAGAGGGTGCTAAATTAATAACATACAAAACAAACACGAATATTAATTGATAATAATAATGTAACTAAAACAAATTAACTATGAATATATTTTATTTAGACAGAGATCCTGTTAAAGCAGCAAGAATGCACCACTCGAAGCATGTTGTCAAAATGGTATTAGAAGCTGCACAATTACTTTGTACAGCGCATCATTTATCCGGTAATCCAGATGATGTACCATATAAGAAGACACACATGAATCATCCATCAGCAGTATGGGTACGATCATCACGAGCTAATTACTTATGGTGTTATGAATATATGTTAGCATTAGGTTCTGAATATACACGTCGTTATAAAAAGCACCACTTAACTATTGCAAAGTGTCGTGAAGTATTATCTAAAGTACCACATGCTATACATGCTGAAGACTTTTGCGATCCACCTCAATGTATGCCAGACGAATACAAAATGGCTGATGCAGTTGATGGTTATAAAAAATATTACGAAATTGGTAAAGCTCACTTAAAAGATAAATAATATGGAACAATCAGCGGTAGAATTTTTAGTTGAATTATTAAATAATCTTAATGATAATTTTAATTTAGCATTTAAAGATGAAATTGAACAAGCTAAAGAAATGGAAAAGCAACAACAAGGTTATAGTGAGGAAGATATTAAACATGCGTTTTTTAGTGGTTGTTATAGTGAAAGAAAAATTAAACCAAGAATAAAATGTTATGAAGAATGGTTTGAAAAATTTAAAAACAAATAAGATATGGAAGATACATTAAAAAAGTTTATGAAAGAGTATAAACATTTACAGCAGTTCTATAGAACTAAAAAAGAATTTAAAGAACATTTGTTATCAGGAGAAGTAAAAATTAGTATTCCTGATATGATTAAATTTATTAATTAAATTATAAAATATGAAAAATATACTAAAATTTAAAGATTTAGCAATTGCATTTGCTAATAATCAAAAAGTAACATACTACGATGATGAAAGAGAATTGAATCAAACTTGTAGAATATTTGCACTAACTGAAGATTCGGTATCAATAACGAATGGAATGTATCAGTATGATAACTTACCTTTTGACAAAGTCGATATTAGAGAGGATTATAGTAAAGAAGAAGTGTATTCAATCATACAGATGTGTTTAGGTATGAAAGAGTCGGGCAAAACAGATATTGAAATTATTAGGCATTTTGAACAATTTAAAAACAAATAAGATATGGAAAAATTTTCAAAATTTGACAATTTATTTATTGGGATAATAATAGGGTTAGTATTTTCAGCAGTTGTATCTATTCTTGTAAATATTTTTTTATGACATTAGATTTATTTATACTTTTAGTTTTGCTTTTTCTGTATTTTTTTGCAGTTATAAGAGCGATATATATTGAATTAAAAAAATAACAACAATTTAAAAAAAAATAAGATATGATAGTAAACGAAAGAGAATTTTACATTTGGAAATTAGAAAAATGGTGGGTAGCTTTTAATGCTATTGACTTTAGACCTGAAAATAGAAAACATTTATTTAGTAATTGGTATTGGAGAATTTAAAAACAAATAAGATATGGAAAAAGAAATAACAATAGATTATATGGGTGTTGAACTTATTGTAGTAGGAGATTATTATGAGCCAACTCCTTCTGTACAATATGATGCAGATTTTTTAGGCTATCCTGGTGATGGCCCATATTTTGAAGCAAATGAAATATTTGTAAGTGATTCTAATATAAATATTATAGAGATGCTTATTAGCTTACAATTAAATGAAATTGAAGAATTAGTATTAATTAAATTAGAAGAATAAGATATGGAAATAGACGAAACAAAAATAAACAGAATAGAAGTAATTAACCATGCCGATAACGACCTTACAATTGGTAGATTATTAACATTGTATCAAGAACTTGGGGACTTTAATAGTATTCAAATATCAATACAAGATAGCGGAAAAACTTTAAAAATATTTTTAGATTAATAAATTATGAGTACAACATTTGGAATACCAGTATATCCAGTAGATGATGCAATCTTACTAGATGAAGAAGGCGAATTACAACCATATATAAGCAAAAACTTTTTTAATGATATATTTTTTAGATCATTTAAAAATTCAAGATGGCTTAATGATTTTGCAAGTAAATTGCCTGATGAAACAAAAGTATATGCATTAGATAATTCACACCAGGGGATATATACAATAGGTGACATTAAAAAATTAATGAAAGAAATATGAAATTAAAATTAGAAACCCACACAGAAATATTTACGACAGAGTTCCTTAATTCTGATGTAGACCTAGAGCAATTTTTCGATGCGTTTAAAGGCATGCTAGTGGCTAATGGCTGGATGCCAATAACAATTGATCAGCATATAATTGAATTAGCAAACGAATTAAAAGAAAATGTTAACACGAGACCTTATTAACTTTTTAAAATTCACTATTACATGGATAGCCAGTAACTTGTCTATACCATTCTGGGTAGTTGGGCATGTACATTTAACTGTAAATATATATGAAGACATACACGAGATAATAGCATCATTTGGAATGAATATAATTGTTGCTATAGGATTTATAATTGAATACAAAACAAATACGAACAATAAACGATAATATATATGAGACTAAACGTAAGAATAACACAAGAAGATATTAATAAAATAGCTGATACAGTTGTTGAAAAGATATTGCGTAAACAAATAGAATATGATTATGCTTATGATCAAGTTCATCAACAGAATTTAACATACGATATGGTATTACAACAAATGGTTGGTTTACAACTATTATTATCAGAGTATATAACAACAGAGGCTTATGAAAAAGCAGAGCTTACAAAAACAAAAATACAACAACTTAAAGTAATATTAGATAAATTAAAATGATAATTAAAATGCGACGATAGGTTGCTAATTAATTATAGTAGCAGGCTAATGTCACACTTTTAAATTTAATATAATGCATGATGAAAGAAATATAGAATACTTAAACAAACGAAGAATATTATATAGACAAGATCCTGTTAATGATAAGTGTTCAGCAGAGTATGATTGGGGTTATTACTTTGAAAATGGAACTCGCGAATGCTATACATTATTTAATTCACGAGCTCAAATTAACACATATAAATCATTGAAATGGCATTTGTATGTATTATGGTATCTTAATCATTCAATGAGCCAAGATCAATTTGAAACACTAGCAAAATATATATGTACAAGATCTAATGGATTTGTTACCTTTAATATATCAGAGCATGCTTTAGAAAATATATTATATGATGTTAGTATGGTTGATTTAGAAAAACCGCCACCAAACAAATTGCGTAAGATTATATTTAAAGACAATACAGGTTTAACAACGTCTGAAAAACTATCTATTGTAGGACATATAATTGGTAAAAGTAAAAAAGTAACTGAATCTGATATATATGAAGCAATGATTTACATGCATGATCTATCACAGAAAATAACAATAAAGAATATTGCAGAGCATTTTAAATGTTCAACCAGAACCATACATCGCAATATGAGCAATGAACTTAAAAAAGAAAAAGAATTACTAAATAAACAATTATGACATTTACAGAAAAATATAATGAATATGTACAAGAGTGGATAAAAGAAAATCCTGCATTCTCTGCACCTTATGAGCCTATGCTAGATTTTGATCAATGGGTTGACAAAGAATTAGAAAAATATAAAATATCTATTAACTTTGGGAGTTATAATGAAACAAAAGAACAGTTTAATAAAATGTGTAAAGAAAAAAATAAACAATTATGAAAAATCAATATGTAATAATAGATCTTAGAAATATGGATTTTATGAAAAATAAAGAAGGTAAAATAATTTATTTTGATACTGAAGAAGACGCCTGCTTAACTTGTGGAATGTATGAGTTTGAAAATGCTTGGGTAATGAAATTAATTTATAATCACATAGAAGAAGAAGAATAATATGAAAAGCTACAACTTACAAAATTACTTAAGATATAAAAAAGATGTTATTGTTGGGCAACCGATTAATAAAGCATGGAGTGAATATACACGAGATGAATTGATTAACAAGTTTTTACCATTAGTTGAAAACATATCTAGAAAATTCTCAACATCACAACAAGCAGCAGGTGTATTAGATATTACAGATTTAATACAAGAAGGAAGTTATGGATTAATACAAGCAGTCAATAGATTAGACTGGACACAATTAAACGATTCTAAGGACATAGAAAAAACATTAAAGTCATTCTTATCAAAAAGAATTAAAGGCTCAATTAGAAGAGCACTAGACATCAATAGAGGTAATATTAAACTTCCAGAGCATAAATTAATTGAAATTAGAAAGGATAATGGCCAGAATAAAGAAATGGTTGCGATGTTTTTTAATTCTATATTCCTAAGCATTGACGAACAGTTTAATGATGAAGACGATGAGAATATGTTATACCAAGTTAAAGATGAATCTGAACCATATAATATATGTATTATGAACGCTTATCTTACTTCATTATTAAAAAGACATTTGAATCAAGAAGAATACGATGTGTTAAGATTAAGTTACGGTTTAGATTGTGATAAACATTCTGCTGTAGCAATTGCAGAACAATTAAACTTCCAAGGTAAAAGTTCTTATGTAAGAGTTTACGAGTTAAAAAAGCAAGCAATAGCTAAATTAATTAATAACGTCGATTCCTCACAAGTGCTTGATTTTCTTTAAGTTAAATTCAATAAATGACTAAAAAATAATAAAAATACGTAATTATATTAATAAGAACATTAACAATTAAATCAAATTATATGGCAACAAAAACGAATGAAAAAGAGTTAACACTAAATGAAAAG